GCATTATATTGTTTAATTAAATAATCCATTGGAATCTTAAGTTTAGAATCTATTAATTTATATATATCATCATTATTATCTGTTTCAACAATATCTTTATAAATATAAGGATTACGATTTAATTCAGTTCTAATAAAGTCTTTCACTGTTTCAGTTAAAAAATAGATATCTTTAAATTTTGTATATTGTGGGTATTTGACTAGTTTTTCTGTATCAACAATATTATTTTTAACTGGTTTTTCGTCTTTCGGGCTAATAATATTAAATTCCTTTTTATATTCTTCATTATATATATCACATTCAATTTCTGCTAATAATTCATTATATTTAATTTTCTCATCATCAGATAGAATTAAATGTTTATATTTTTCTGTTGTTGGTTCTGGTCTAATTTTCTTAGTATCTAATAAATTATAACCTTTATTAATTTTATATTGTAGGAATTCATTAATATGTTCGTATCCTGGTAAGAATCCTAATGAATATTCAGTGCTATTAGTTTTCCCTAATTTTTCTATGTCTTTCTTTTTAATTTTAATATCATGAGAATATATTTTTAATTTATAGTTTTCTAATACTGTATTAATAAATCCTAAAAACTGTCTATTTGTTTTAATATCAACTTTTGAAGAATTAAATAATATTTTTGATTGGTTAGGATTTGTAAATAACTCATTATTTATTACTATATCTTTCGTATTTTCTACAAATTCTTCCCTTGATATTCTTTTATTATCAAATAATTTAAATCCTAATTTAGTAATTAAGTCATTAATAATTTCAGTTTTCTTAGTGTATTCAATAGTTTCATTATCTTTATATTTAGGAATATTAGAAGGGTCAATAAGAAACTCAATTTTTTTAATAATAGTAGGTGAGTCATATTTTTCTAATATTTCATTATCAATTTTGTCTAATCCTAATGATAATTTAATCAAGTATTTTTTAATTTGTAATTTATCAATTTCAGACGCTGTTGATGTTTTCTGTCTATTCATTAGTGTTTTGAATCTACCTTCAGTAATATCGTCAATAGTTAAGAATTTTTCAGAAGATGCTAATTTACTTTCTTTAATATCTGCTTTAATTGTTTCTCCTTTCTCGCCTTTTTCTTTTGGTTTAATATTATTAATAAAATCATGACCTTTATTTTTTAATAATAATTCAAGATAACCAAGATAATAATATTTATGTTTCATTAATTCTTCAATTTTATTATATATGTAATTAGTATCATATGGAGTTAATCTCTTTATTATTTTAGAACCTTCATATACTTCATTAATTTTAATAATATCTAATGCAATTAAAGTATTTTGGACTTCATCAAATGAATACACTTTATTTTTACTTATTTTTTTATATTGTAGTGATGATGCATATAATAAAATATTATCATCTGTTGTTTTTCTAACTCTTGCTAACATCTGACAAAATGCACGTTGTGAATTACAATTACTACATACAATACCATATATTTTATTAAAATGTAGTAAATCAAAATTGACACCCGCTTCAATAGTAGGAGAATAAATTAATACATCAAGAAGCGCCCAATTTTTTTTAACATCATCTAAGTCTTTTTTATTTAAATCAGATGTAGAACCAGTATATATTGACATCTTTATTTTTGGGAATTTCTTTTTAATGTATGCATACATATTATTACATTTATTAGATGTTTGTGAAACAATAACAATTTTTTCTTTATTATTTAAACTTTCTGTAATTTCATCATGGAAGATATTTTCAGAATCAATAAGTGTAAATATTTTTTTATTTTTCTTAACTGGATTAATAATATTAATAGATTCTCCAAATTGTTTAATATAATTAAAACCCCTGTAAGATAAATCACCATCTAATGTAATTAATTTTTTAGAATTATTAATAATAGCACTAATAAACTCAAACGCTTCTTTAGATTCACCGCCAAAAGTTTCACGACTGCTAAACTGTTGTAAAACTGATTCTAACTCATCAATAATAACTAAATCAAAAGAAGGAATGTCGCATTCTTCATCCACTAACATAAAAGAAGGTTTAATTTTATTAATTGATTCTAACTGTATAATTAATTTGTCAGTTTCATTGCATACAACATCACGATAATCTTTAAAATCAAAATCTTTGAATGATGCCATTAAATCAGAAGTTAAAGTTTTTCTATACGATAAGAATAATATACGTTTTTGAGGATACTTAGTTAATATTTTAGTTAGTAATTGTGTTTTTCCTGTATCATATGGACTTTTAATATTAAAACTTTTTAAGTTTTTAAAATTGAAGAAATCAATTAATTTATTACTAATTAGACAATCTTTAAAATCTAAATTAATATTATCTTTATGAATTAAATAATTGTCATTCTTAATAATTTGTTCTTCTGTCATGTCAATCGTTTGAACTGGAATAACATCTTCCTTATATGCATATTCAAGTTTTAATTTATCAAATTCTGCTGGGTTTTTCGCTTTAGCAAGACCATATAAAACCCCTTCATTTATTTTGGATACTTTACATTTTTTCCAAAATTCTTTACATCCTTTCTCGTCATATTTTTTAGGGTATTTTCTAGAGTATTCATCAAATACACTAAATTCATATTTTAAACTTTTCATAATCCAACACATACGAGACCAATCACTATATGACTCAAACTGGTCTGCTAGAATATTTAATAAAGGATAATTTATATTAACACAGATTAAATCACTATCTACAGTATATTCTTTAATTTCTTCTTCTTCTTTAATTTCTTCAAAATCGTCATATTCGCAATTAAATACCCAATGTAATAAAAAATCAATTGGTTTTCCTTGTATAATTTTATGTTTTGTTGGTTTCTTTTCATTTGTTTGATTTGGTAATCTTAAAAATCCTTTTGTTTTATATACTGATGGATCTACATATTTAACTCCATTAATATTAATTTTTTCTCCTAATTTTTCCATACGAATTTTTAAAGTTGGTATATTTGTTCGTATTTTTGGAATAGTCCAATGTGATCCATAACTATTTGGTTCTGGATTAGATAAAGTATATGACATTTCATTGGTAGTAATGTCATACATATCACAAATATATTTTAAAATATCAATTACTTGTTGTCTTGTTTCACATTTATCTATATCACCATATGCGACACAATAATAAATATCTTTATATTGGTAATGATATCCTCTATTGTGTTTTAATTTTTTATTTATTTTTTCTTCTTCATCCAGATCTCCTGCTATTAAATCATATGGATATGTTTTAGAAAAATCACGTTCTAATACCTCATCCGTAATTACATTACCATTTTTGTCTTTTCCGCCATATTTGTTAATTTTAAATAATCTAATATAATCAATTTGTTGCATTCTTATATAAGTAAAGAAAATAATTCTTTAACTATTTTTTTCTAACTTATTTTTAACTTACTATTTAAAGACAAAAATTTTATTTTAAAAAAATGAAAATTTCTTAATGTTTTTTAAAAGATTTTTAATTAAAAAAATCGTTTAAAAATAATATCTATTGGTTGTTTTGTTTTAATACTTTTTTTCGTGCTTCATATTGTTCTTTCTTTTTGAGTAATAATGCTTCGTATTTTTCTTTATTATTTAATTTAAGATTTGTATAATAATCATTTGCTTTCTTTCTCATTTTATCAGGGTTTTTCTGTTGATACTTTTTAACTGATTCTAAATGGTTTTTATATTGTTTTAATGCTTGTTCGTAATTAATTTCTTTTTGTTGTGGTTCCATTATATATATATTAGATAATATTTTCTTAAATGTTTTTCATTTTACTAAGTTAAAATAATTATATATTTTTATTTAATATATTTACCAAGACGACCACCAGACATAACACCCCCGCTCATGACACCAGCACTCATTTTTCCGTCTATTCTATTCTTCTTAAAATGTTTTATCATGTTAGCCACTCCGCGATTATTCTGAACACCGCCTACAAGTCGTTCATAATCAGATTGAGATAAACGAGGAACAGAATCGCCAGATTTACTACTCATCACCATCTCTTTATTGAGAATACCTGTAAAAGATTGCGTAGTACCGAAATGTGTACTGATGTAACCTGAAGTAATAGTAATAACAACAATTTCAATAGCAGTAGAGGTTAAACTTTGATTTGATAAATTAATAGTAAAGGCCAAATTGAAACTTCCTAAACTTGAACTACTCAAATACTCGGGCAAATTAAAAACACTACTTGGTGACAAAGCGAGAATTGAACCAGTTGTCGGCATAATTGAACTTGCACCTGTTGCACTTGAGGTATTAACTTGGCCACTGAATTCATCCCAAGATTGAGATGAACCCGCCTTTTGAGATAATACCCATAATTCATGAGGTGTAGCACTACTAAGAATACCCGACACGTTATTGAAGTTAATAGAAATAGAATCAATTTTATAGAATGCATCACTATTTTTAGCGGTTTGGATAGATACTGGAATACGACCAAAAATTAAAATGGTGTCTGGAATTTGATTCAATGCAATATTAGATGAGGTATAAGCAGTTGAGGTTAAAGTAATACTATTATTAGCACCAACAATAGCAGGTGGAATATTAACGGTAGTATTACTTGAGTTTGCGATATATCTATCATATTGTAAAAGTGGTAAAACATTACGAGCGGATATTTTAGCATATTGAGAAGGTTGGACACTTAGATAATTCATAAGAATTTGTAATTTAGTAAATGCGGTTGAATTTGTAAATGAATATGTATTCGTCCAAGCATTAGAAGTTCTAAACACACGACGAAGTGCAGCGTCAATCTGAAAATTAAAACTGAAGGAATTGATTCCAAGAAAACCAGCCTCATTAGATACGCACGGATTAGATATAAAAGGAGATATGAAAAGTAAAGGTTCTGTAAAATGAGTAGTTAAATCAATAGTCCAAGTATCCGCAATATTAGTAGATATAACAGAAGCGTCAGCAATAACAGCAGGTGCAGTGCTTAGATAATGTTTAATTAACATAGATTTAATAGTATGACATCCACGAGGTTTAATTTTATTATCCATACTGTTATTAACTACAGTTCCAAGAGGATTATTATTAGCACCAATAGCATCGGAATAATTATAATAAGTATCATCAACCATAGACGGAGTCCATCCATCATAATAAGTGTGTATTTTTTGGTCATTCAAACGAAGTAAAGGAGCGATTATATCTTGGGTATTAACAGATAACCCACAGTTATTGATTAAAACATTTTGAGTAAGATAACAAGAATTTAGGGGATATGGACCAAATCCATCCGTTGAGCCCCAATTAAACGCTACTTGACCTACTGGAACATTTGTAATTGTAATTGTGAATGCTACATCGGTATCAAGTAAAATTCTTCTATCAACTACAATATTTTCACTAGGTACATTAATTTGCCATGAATGCGATGTGTTAGATGATGTATTCGCCATTTGAGGTTGAAAGGTGGATTGTTGAGGACCCCCTATCACGGAAAAACCAATCTCGCCGCTTATATCTTCTATACGTGAATCATTAATTAGAACAGTTTTTAAATCAGACATTATATATATATTAATAATTAGATATAATTAATTTATTTTTTTTTAATATTTTTAATTTAATTTATTAATTTATCTTTATACATTTCTTTCTTTTCAAATAAAAATTTAATTGTAGCACTACAGCCCGCAGGAAGTAATACGGGGTTTAATCTTCCTAATCTATCTTTATAAAATACACCAATATCAATGCTTGAAATTGGTTTATCACCAACTAATGATAAACGTCTATATTCCCCACTTGGTATATATGTGATAATAGGTTTATAAATTCCATCAGCCACAAAATCCGTAATAACTTGTGATTGAATATTATTATTTCCACTTTGTTGTTGATATATACCATTAATAATTAATGATGGTACTCCTTCGTTATTTGGAACAATAGGTAAAGTATTAGAAACTAAAACAATAGACATAACTGGATTCCACGCACTAATAGTACTAAATTCTTGAAATATTTGATAAGCAGTAAATAACGCAGCACCAAATGAAGGATAGTCCGCTTGATTTGCAACACTAAAACTATTTATTTGTAATTGGAAATTACGATTATATGCATCATTAAAAGAATTAATAGTAAAAGGGAATGAACTAAATAATTGTGACAATGCTTGATTAAAATATACTTTAATACCACCTACACCATAACCTAATATATCAGCATTAATAATAGCAATATTATTTTGTGTATCATATGTCATAACAGGAGCATTCCCAGATGGAAGAGCAGGAGCATACGCGGTATTTAAATTATCATATGCAGTTTGAAAACATACATTAATTAAATATATCCAATATTGATAAGTATATATATCATAATAACCTTGGCTATTATCTTGTAATTTATTAGAAGTATTTATAGGAGCATTCGGAACAGATGCTATTAAATTTTGAGGTGAAAAACTTACATAAGCAGGTAGCCCAGATACGCCAGCATATTCTAAAGTAATACTATATATAGTTAAGTTAGGGTCATTACTATTCGTTTGAATCATCGGAATAAATATAGGTAAATAATTTGTATCTAATTGCCATCTTGCTATAATTAAATCATATTTATATGGGTCATAAATAAGTGGAGAAGATCGCGTTTCATTATAATACGCATACGGAGGAGCGGCGTTAGTATTATTTAAATTACTTATAACCATATCATAATAAACCTTATCAGGTAAATATCTTTTATGTGCAGTTGTCATATAAATAATAATAGATAATTTTAATATTATTATTTTTTAGATTTAAATTTCGGTAAATTTTTAGTTCCTTTAATCTTT